CTCTTGGAGAGGTTATGGAGAACCAGAGCGTTCCAGAGGCAATTCTGATTCTTGCTGAGTCTCAGTACCGCTCTGCGTTCGTTGCTGACCAAGAGATCAACCTAGTAGCGTGTTTGGTTCAGATCATGATGTCATGTGCTTTTAAATAATATGCTTTCTGATTTTTTAAATTCTATTAATGTAACAAAGGAAAATCTTCTTTCTAAAGATCCTAGACTTGAGAAAGATTATTTACCTTTTGTTGTTAACAAATGTTTTTCGTACTTTCCAGATACCATCTTTTACGCTAACAAGGTAAATATGATGTCATTTTTGGATAAAAGATTACAATATGACTATCTTTTGTATTCTATTCAAAAGAGAAAACGGTTCTCAAAATGGATAAAACCAGAGGAGAACAAAGATATTGATGCCATAAAGGAGGTATATGGGTACTCAGAAACCCGTGCCAGAGAAGTTTTAGATATCCTTTCTATGTCTAAAATTCATGAACTGACACAAAAGGGTGGTCAAAAACGATAAAACTATAAATATTTTCTGTTAATATGGAGTTTATTATGACAGAAGATATTTTTGAGGGATTGGGTGTAGAAGTTAAATTAAATAAAGAAGAAGACTTCTTAAAGGTAAAGGAGACTCTTACTCGTATTGGAGTCTCCTCTAAAAGCGAAAAGAAACTTTATCAATCTTGTCACATACTACACAAAAGAGGTAGATATGCTATCATGCATTTTAAGGAAATGTTTGTTCTTGACGGTCTGGATAGTGACATGTCTGAAGATGACTTGGGAAGACGCAATACAATCGTCAAACGTTCTGATCTAAAACCAAAATATTTTGATTGGACATCAGAAGACTTTCCTGTAAAAGTCTTTATTGATGGGGCAATTTCAACCGGAATATCCTACGTTAAAAAACCAGGAGAACGAAAGATAGCATGGGTATGTGAATCCCGTGCTATTTTTCATTTAATGCATTTTCCTAGAGATGTATGGGAATCTGAATTTAACAAAATTTGTGATGCTTATGATTTGGTATTCACCTCTGAAAAAGATTGGGTAGGTAAGCATCCAAATGTTCGATATTGTCCAGCGGGTAGCAATTTACCATGGGTAAAACATCAGGAAGTGTTTGATAAAACAAAAACAATATCAATGGTGGCATCTCCAAAAAGATTTTCATTTGGACACGCTTTGAGACACACAGTTGCAGAACAACTTAAAGACACTATCGATTTATATGGTGGAGTTTTAGGATCTAGAAGAATTGGAAATAATAATTGGGATAAGTCCGAGGCATTGAATGATTATATGTTTTCGATAGTCATAGAAAATGACAAGTATTCTACTTATTATACCGAAAAACTTACAGACTGTTTTGCAACTGGAACAATTCCTGTGTATTGGGGATCATCAAATGTAAATGAACTATTTAATCTAAATGGAATTATAGAATTATATCCGGGTTTTGATATGACCCAATTGACACCTGAACTATATTATAGTAAAATAGAAGCAGTTAAAGATAACTTTAATCGTGTTAAAGAACTTCTTTCTGCTGATGATCAACTTTTTCAATTAATCAATGAAAACTGAAGTAGTCTCATTTTATTGTGATATTGATAATCGCACATATTATAGCGATCATTCTCGTCGCCTTCGTATAAATTGCAATGAAAATAATATACCACACGATATACGAGAATTACCATCTCGCGGTGAATATAGGTTGAATTGTTTAGCAAAACCAAAATTTATATTTGATGTATTGATGGAAAAGAAACGTCCATTTATATGGATGGATGTTGATTCTAAGATACATGCAGAATTGTCTGTGTTTGATGAATTGGAGGATAAATGTGATATGGCATTTGCATATCAAGGATTTCCACCAAAAGTAAATCCAGCATTGCCGAAGGCATCACCAATTTATATTAATTATAAAGAAATTGTCATTGAATTTTTAAAATATTGGATTGAAAGATGTGAAGAAAATATAAAAAATCCAACAATCAAAGTTTTTGATCATGAAATATTAATGTCAGAAGTTCTTCCAAATTTTTTACCTAAAATGAAAATTGGACAATTGAATGTTGCATATGCTATATGGCCTGGATCATCAATACCAGAAAATATAAAACCAATGATTACTATGGGTATTGCTGATGGAGAATCTAAAGAAAATAGTTTAAGAGAGATGGGTGTTCGTGAAGAAGTTATACAATTTAATCTTGTTGGAAATAAATGATGTATAAAGCAAACATAATTAATGTTGATTATTTTGGATTAGAACCAATTTATCTTGATTTTCCTTGTGAGATTCATTTTACGCGATTTGGAAGATGTGGCAGACTTCATACTGACATAAATCCAATTAAATTTGAAGATGCCACAGCATATAAAGTATTTGTTTCTAGTAATGAACCAGCACACTGTCCAAGTAGAGAACCTAGTTGGAGAATACAACAAAATGCACATCAGTATGATTTAGTGTTAACTACAGATGAAGATGTATTAACAACAACATCTAATGCCGTTTTATTTCCATACGGAACAACTTGGTTAGGAAAAACTAAAACCAATCATAATGATTCTTTGGGATTGGTTCAAGATGATATTTTAAATCAAGTTTCGGATAAACAAAATACAATTAGTTTTATGACGACAAATCATTTTGGTGCGCCTGGATATTCTATGAGACAAATTGTATGGAATAATAGACATTTAATTAAATATCCAACAGTATTTTATTCAAGCACAAGGTTTGTGACAAATCAACCAACTTGGAATGGTTTATTGTTTTCTGATACTTTACATGATGGATTACTGCCAAATGACGATAAAATAAATTTATTTAAGTCAAAATTTAGTATTGCTATTGAAAACAATAAAGAAAAATGGTATTTTAGTGAAAAGTTAATAGACTGTCTAATAACAAAAACTATCCCGATATATTGGGGATGTTCTGATATTGAAAGATTTTTTGATACAAGAGGAATTATTGTTTTTGATAATCCAGAAGATTTTTTTGAAAAAATTAAAAATATAACTGATAAAACATACGAAGATATGCTTCCATATATTGAAATAAACTATAATTTAGCAAAAGAATACTCTAAGTCTATATTTGAAAGAGTAAAAGAACAAATATTGAAATTTAAATAATATGCCAATACAAAATAATCAAGTAGTATTAACAGTAATGATTCTTTCAATCCCATCCAGAATTGAAAAATATTTAATTCCATTGATGAATAAATTACAAAAACAAACTGAAATTTATCCAGAGGTTGAGATACTTTGTCTTGTGGACAATAAAAGTATGTCAATCGGAGAGAAACGACAGGCAATATTAAATTCTGCTAGAGGTAAATGGGTTGGATTTATGGATGATGATGACGATATTTCGGATGATTATATTAGTTCACTTATCTATTCTATGAAAAATAATCCGGCAGATGTAATTACGTTTAATCAGCACTGTACGGTAAATGGACATGAATTTATAGTAAATTTTAGTATGAATAATCCAAATGAAAGATACATGTATGGAATGACATATGTTCGTCGTCCACCTTTTCATATATGCTATTGGAAAAGTGAAATTGCTAAACAAGCAAACTTTGAACAATCTTCATATGGCGAAGATTATGCATGGTGTCTAAAAATGTATCCGCTTGTTAAAACTGAAACACATATAGACAAGTATCTTCACTTATATAGATATGATGACAGAACATCAGAATCTATACAGTATGCAAATCCACAGTTAAAGTTAACTGTTTAATTGATCGAATTTATATTATGATTATACAAATAACCATGACAAAAAATGAAGCATTTCTTTTAAAAGAAATGCTTCCCATATGGCAAAGATATGCCGATGCTTTTATCTTCATGAATGATGGATCCACAGACGAAACTAATGAGTTCCTGATGGAAAACAAAGAAAAATTTAATATACTTAGTATATTAAATACAAATAGAAATGATAATGATTTAGCAATCGAATCTGATATGCGTCAAAAATTATTTGACGAAGCATTTAAATATTCTGGTAAAATTATATGTATGGATTCTGATGAATATCTTGACGGTAATTTAAATAAAGAACAATTAAATTATATCTTAGATACTTATAAAAATACTTTATTTCATTTAAATTGGATTCAATATGTTAGTAATGATGAAATACGAGTTGATGATAAATGGAAAGATCATTTAGCGGATCGTATAGGGTCATATACTACAAATACTAATACTAAGTTTAAAAATATTCAGATGCATTCAGAGCACTTACCCAATCCAGGTAATGGTGCTAGATTTACAATTCCGAACTTATTTGTATCACACGCACAATGGTTAGACAAAAAATATGTGGCGACTAAACAATATTTTTGGAAAATTGTTGATTATGTAAATAGAACAGAATTCGGAATTCAAACTATAGATTGTAGAGAATATGATAACTCTGTAAATAATTTTAATTGGGAAATTGAAAAATTTGATTTTCCATTAAAGATTAATTCAAATATTTACCAAAATCAGACACTTTCTAATAATTATAAACACAAATTTATTAAAGAAAATATTAAAAAATATAATATTCCAAATTTAAATGATTGGGGAATGGGGTTTCACGAATGTCATCAAGAGTATTAATTGTTACTGGTTATACAGATGAATTTAGAACAGAGGCAAGTGCCGCTGACAATACTATGGCAGATTTAATAAAATATACATTGCCATCCAAACAAAGATATGTAGAAAAACATGGTTATGATCTATTATCTCTCAGATCTCTTGGTTCCGATGTGCATGGAATTTTTAATAATAATGAGATTGGTTTCCAACGATTCTTGAGAACAGTAGAAATGCTAGTATCCTATGATATTGTTATGTGGTTGGATGCAGATTCAATAATAACAAATGATAATTATAAAATTGAAGATTTTATCAAGTCTTTTGATTGTACTTTTTATGCATCATTTGATTGGCATGGATATACTAATTTTAGCTGTGGAAATTTTATTATAAGAAAAACAAAAAATATACAAAATTTTATGAATGCATTTTATCACATTGGTTCTAAACTTACAGGGCCAGGGCGCGAAGAACAAAACACTTTAAATATAATGAATATGTACACAGATCTTAAAAATGAATTTGAAATATTAGATCATAAATATTTAAGTTCAATTCCAACACAAGAAATATATCAGAATAAATGGATAGCACCTGTTCCAATTGTTGGGAATTGGAATGATGAGTGTTTTTTACTACACCTCACTGGCGCATCTAATAAAGATAGAATAGAAATACTAAATAATCATTTTAATAGGTACCTATAAATTATGAAAAATTATTCTCAAAATAATGAACAAGAAATAATTTTAAATTATATTCAAAATAAAAATTTAACAAGCGGAAAATTATTAGAAGTTGGAGCATTTGATGGTGAAAACTTTAGCAATGTAAAAGGTATTCTTTTAACATATCCAGAATGGAAAGCAACTATGTTAGAAGCATCTTCTTTTTGTTTTGCAAAATTATTTGAAATGTATAAACAAGAAGACAGAATTGAATTAATCAATGCTGCTGTTGTTCTTGAAGAAAATTTAAATGAAAGAAATCTAATTGATTTTTATGAGTCACCATTTAGCGCAGTTTCTTCTATTAATATAAATTATACAAATAGATTTATCTCAATAATACCGCAAATACCGAGAAAAATATATGTTTCAAAAGTTGGAATGAAAGAAATTCTAACAACGTTTGGACCATTTGATTTTATATCAATTGATATTGAAGGGTTTTCTGCTCAGTTAGCATTACAGGATTGGTTTAATCCATTGAATTATGATTGTAAAATATTGTGTATTGAACATGATAATTTACTAAATAATTTAAATGAAAAATATTTAAAATACGGATATAGGATTCTGTCAATTAATTCCGAAAATATAATTTATGGATTGTGAGAATTTATTATGAATAATTTAACTGTTGGTATAGTTACCTTTAAAGAAAGAAGATCTTTAGTACAAGATCTAGTACAAAAAATAAGAAGCAAATTTCCAGAAACAGTAGATATTGTATTAGCAATAAATGGAAATAATGAGGAGTTGATGGATGAAGATTATCGTCAAGAAATGTTGAATCTTGCAAAATCTTATAAGAACATATATCCAATCTTTTGTCCAGAATTTAAAAGTCTTTCAAAATTATGGAATACATTAGTAATTTTTAGTAAAACTGATTATAATTTAATTTTATGTGATGATACAGAAATTTTAAATGTTAACATTTATAATGATATTATGAATGTAATTAATAGTAAAAACTATGATTTTTTTACTATTAATTATGAGTTTTCTCATTTTGTTTGTACAAAAAAATGCCTGCATGATATAGGATATTTTGATGAAAGATTATCCGCATTTGGTTATGAAGACATGGATATGCATTATCGATATATTAAAAAGCATAACAAAAACATACAAAATATTTTTATTAATGGTATTTTTAATAAAGCAACATATCATTTAAAAAATGATAAAATAGAAACATTTGTTCATAACAAACCAAAATTTTGTGATGAAGTTGTAAAGTTAATGTATATTAATGATCCAAATGGAATAATTCATCCTATGGATAAATCACCTATTACAAAAGTCTGGGTGGATATACAACAATATCCATATGAAATGTTTGCTAGAAATAATAAACATAACGTTTCTAAATTTGAGAAAGTTATTCTTGATGAATGATATATCTGTATTTGGTTCTTCTGGATTTATTGGGTCTAGATTTTGTAAATTATATCCGAAAGATGTTGTTTGTATTGGTAAAAATGATCATGTTCCAAAAACAAATAATATATTATACTTAATAAGTACAGTTGACAATTATAATATTCATAATAATTTACATATCGATATTGATACTAATTTAAAAGTATTAATGAATGTATTAGAAAATATTCCTAAAAATTCTGATACAGTTTTTAACTTTGTTAGTTCTTGGTTTGTATACGGTCAAAATAATGAAATTCCTTTTCGTGAGGAATATTCTCATTGCAATCCAACCGGATTTTATTCAATTACTAAGCATTGTGCCGAACAATTATTAATATCATTTTGCCAAACTTTTAATATTAAATATAGAATATTTCGTTTAGCAAATGTCTTGGGAGAAGGAGATATGAAAATCTCCAAAAAGAAAAATGCTCTTCAGTTCTTAATAAAAGAAATTACCAATAATAAAGATGTAGAACTTTACTATGGTGGTAAGGTGATGAGGGATTACATCTATATTGATGATGTGTGTGATGCTATGAAATATTGTATGTCATTCGCTCCCACAAATCAAATAATTAATATAGGTAATGGTGAACCTTATATGTTTGGTGAACTTATAGAAAAATCTATTAAATATTCAAATTCAAAATCAAAAATAATTCACATAGAACCAACGCAATTTCATAATATAGTTCAAGTTAGACATTCTTACTTAGATATTTCTAAATTATGTTCATATGGATTTAAGTCAAAATATGATATTGATATGATTATACATAAACTAGTGGACTTTTATAAACAAAAGGAAATGATTTCATTATGACTAAAATAGTTTATGTGACGGGGTGCCTTGGTTTTATCGGATCTTACGTCACTCGTCTTTGTCTTCAAAAAGGGTGGTATGTTAAAGGTATAGATAAAATAACTTATGCTGCAAATAAAGAATTACTTAACGAATTTAAACAATATTCGAATTTTTCATTTGTTCATTGTGATATAAATGATCTTAAGTTTCTTTATGATTGTGATTATATTATAAACACCGCAGCAGAAACTCATGTAGGAAATTCTATTGCCGACAGTGGTGATTTTATTAAATCAAATATAAATGGTGTTCATAACTTATTAGAACTAATTAGAAATTATAGACAAGAAACTGGTAAAATTCCAACATTTTTACATTTTAGTACAGATGAAGTATATGGGGATATATCAGAAGGTTCTCATACAGAGTCAGATTTATTAAAACCATCTAATCCATATTCTGCAACCAAAGCTGCAGCTGATATGTTAATTTTTGCTTGGTCTAGGACATATGGTATTCCCTATGTTATTATTCGTCCAACAAACAACTATGGAATAGGTCAATATGTTGAAAAATTAATACCAAAAACTTGTAAATATTTAAATCTTGGAAGAAAGATACCACTCCACAATAATGGAACACCAATACGAAATTGGTTACATGCAGAAGATACAGCAAATGCTGTATTGAAGATAATTGAATCAAATGTTAAAAATGAAGTTTATAACATTTGTGGTGGTTTTGAACAATCTAATTTAAAAACAGTTACAAATATATTAGATTGTTTCGAACTAAACTATAATAATATTGAAGAATACATAGATTTTTCTTGTAACAGACAAGGACAAGATGTAAGATATGCACTTGATGATTCAAAAATCAGATCATTGGGTTGGAATCCAATTAAACGTTTTTCTGAAGAACTTCCTAAAATAGTTAATTATTATAAAAATAAATTTATATGGTGAATACTCATGAATTCTAGAGAATTTAAATGTGTTAAAATACTTACAGATCTAATTGAAAACGAAGGATTGATTGGAATCAAGACATCCTTTGAGGATGAAGGTGCTTCGTTTAATGAAACTATTCGTCTTAAAGAAGTATGTAATCAAGCAAATACTAAACTAACATTAAAAATTGGTGGACCTGAAGCGATAAGAGACTTAAAAGATTCTTCAATAATTGGTGTTAAGGGTTTAGTTGCTCCGATGGTCGAATCTGAATTTGGTTTGAAAAAATTTATTCAAGCGGTTAATACTTATATACCAGAAGATTCTCTTTCTACTATTAATCTTAATATTAATGTTGAAACCATTACAGCAGTTTCAAATATAGAAAAAATGCTTAGTTTAGAAGAAAGTAATAGTCTATATGGTGTTACTGTTGGGCGAGTTGATTTAGTATCATCTATGAATAAAAATAGAGATTATGTCAATAGTGATGAAGTATATACTATAGTTAAACAAGTATTTTCTAAAGTTAAAGAAAAAGGTCTTAAACTGTGTCTTGGTGGAGCAATTTCAACTGATTCTTTGGGGTTTTTAAAGAAACTACATTCAGATGGTTTGCTTGATAAGTTTGAAACAAGATATGCAATATATGATCCATCTATTGCTCTTAAAAATTTATCAAGAGCACTGTTTAAAGGACAAGTATTTGAGTATGAATGGTTACAAAACAAACACGAATACTATACAAAATTAGCAAATCAAGATATTAAAAGAATTCAAATGATTCAAGATAGAATAAATCAATCAATGACTTTCAAATGAATTACAAAGATATAATCAAACAAGACGAATCTAGAACAATAGCAATAGATTTTGATGGTGTTATCCATAGTTTTGAATATGGATATCATGATGGTACAATATATGGAACGCCGATAGAGGGTTCAATTGAATCATTGAGATGTTTATCTAAAAAATATAAAATAGTTATATTTACAGCAAAGGCAAAACCAGATAGACCTTTGGTTAATGGAAAAACAGGTATAGAATTGATATGGGAATGGCTTGAAAAATATAATATAAATCAATATGTTTCGGAAGTCACATCCGAAAAACCAAGATGTATATGTTATATTGATGACAAAGCAATTCAATTTCATAATTGGAAACAAGCATTAAAAGATCTAGAGAAATTTACTGATGAAAGTATCTGATATAGTAATTCAATTTTTAGAAAATAAAAAAATAGAACATGTGTTTACCGTATCTGGTGGTGGATGTATACATTTAATAGATTCTTTAGGTAAATCTAATAATTTAAAATATATTTGTACACATCACGAACAAGCAGCAGCAATGGCGGTAGAAGGATATTTTAGATTAAGTAACAAATTAAGTGCTGCAATAGTTACAACTGGTCCTGGAGGCACTAATGCATTAACTGGTGTATTGGGTTGTTGGATGGATAGCATTCCTGCTATTTTCATATCAGGACAAGTTTCTTCAAATCAACTTAGAGATAGAACTGGTTGTCGCCAGATAGGTGATCAAGAATTTAATATAATTGATTCTGTAAAACCCATGACAAAATATGCTGTAATGTTAAAAAATCCAAAAGATATTCTATATGAATTAGAAAAAGCGTATGACATAGCAACTTCTGGTAGACCAGGACCAGTTTGGATAGATATACCATTGGATTTTCAGGGTGCTGAAGTTGATTTTGATGATTTAAAACTATATCAAGAATCTAATATACTTAAAAATATAGATGATTCTACTTTAAATACTTTTAAAAAAATGTTAGAGGATTCAAAAAAACCATTAATTGTTGTTGGTAATGGTGTTCGAATATCAAATACAGTAGATATGTTGAATGATTTTATTAAAAAATATAAAATACCTGTAGTCACTGGTGTTCATAGTGGAATTGATTCGATTGACAATGAATATGAATTGTATTCTGGTAGAATAGGTATTTTAGGTCAATTAACATCAAATAAAATCGTACAAGAAGCTGATCTATTAATTATTTTAGGTAGTAGATTAAATGTTAAAATGACGGGATATAATTTTAAAGGTTTTTCTCCAAACTCAAAAAAAATACAAGTAGATATAGATCCATCTGAAATCTATAAACATAAATTTCCGATAGATCAACCAATAGTTGCAGATTTGAAAGTTTTTTTACAAAAAATATCTGAAGAAAAATATGTTCTTGATATTAATCCGTGGAGAGATTTCGTAAAGGAAACCAGAAAACAACAAATATATTATTATCCAAAACACGAAAAAATGAAAGGATATGTTAGTGTTTATTATTTTATGAGCAAATTTAAAAATTATGCTCATTCGTATCCAATCATAACAAGTGATGGCACAGCACACGTTGTTACACTACAAACATATAATCTTAAAAAGGATCAAATATGCTTTACTAATGTTGGGTGTGCTAGTATGGGATATGGTTTACCAGCTGCAATAGGTGCCTGTTTTGCAAATAATAAGAAATCTGTTATATGCATGGAAGGAGATGGAAGTTTACAAATGAACATTCAAGAATTACAAACCATAACTCACCACAATCTTCCTATTAAATTATTTGTTATAAATAATGAAGGTTATTTATCTATTAAGATAACTCAAGAAACTTTTTTTAATGGCAAAGAAATTGCATCTGGACCAGATAGTGGAATTAGTTTTCCCAATTTATCCAGAATATGTGACGCTTATGGTATAAAATATTTTTCTATAAAAAATAATAATGAAATAGATGAAGTATTGGGTTCTGTATTTGATTATGAAGGACCGTTAGTTTGTGAACTATTTTCATATCCATATGAAAAACACGAACCCAAAGTAGTTCATAAAGGCATAGATAAAGATGGAAAAATAATTCCTGGTGAATTGACTGATATGTATATTTCGGATGTTTTTAATTTATGATTATGTCTAAATGCAATTTTTGCAACTCTTTAAATTTAGATTCTGTATATGAATCTATAAACTCTAAAATAGATTTACAAATTAAAGTCTGTAAAGAATGTGGTCTTGTTCAAGGTGATTATGATGATATAAAATATGAAAACAATAATATTAAATTTGTAAATAAAAATTTTACAAATTTAGATTGCAATGCATCCTACTCAGATATACGAGTGGGAAAGCAACAGATGGTTGATTATTTTTTTAATATGAAAAAAGAAATCAATTTAAATTTACCAAAAACCGCAAAGGTTTTAGATTTGAAATCTGCAAGGGGGCATTTTGCAATTAAATGTTTGAAAGAATTTGATTTGAATGAAATTGATTGTGTTGAAGATGATGAATATTTGTTAGATAATTATAATAACAATCCACAAATTAAATTATATAAAACTAAATATTATGAAATTCCTAAGAAGACATATGATTTAATCTATTCATGCCATTCGTTAGAGCATTATAAAAATCCTTCAAAATATTTAAAATTTGTTTATGATTGTTTAGACTTAAATGGTTTATTTTACTTGGATGTTCCTAATATTGAAAATATTGATCATACAAATAATTTAGATGAATTTTTTTATGATAAACATTTATTTTATTATGATGATAAAACAATAATACAATATATTTGTAGTATAGGTTTTGATGTAGTGTATTCGTTTAAAAATAATCAAAATATAAGTTTATTATTTAAAAAAACTAATATTTTTAAAAACTATCCTGTTACAAACCAATATGATGATAATATTAATTTAATAATTAATTATAAAAATAATTTAATTGATAATAGAAATAAATTAAAAGTAAAAGTAAAAAATTTGAATAAATTTTTTTCTGATGGAGATAATTTATTAATTGGTTGTGGTAGAGTATTAGATGCTTTTATTCAATATGGACAATTGAATTTAAATAATTTTAATCATTTAGTTGATGATTATCTCTATGAAGTTACAGATAACATTTACAATAAAACTTTATACTCCAGAGATATTTTAAAGAATAAAAAATTTGATAAAGTCTTAATTTTAATTAAAAATCCAAACTCTAATTTATTAAAACAAGTAAACGCAACAACTATAATTTCATTGAATGAAATATTAAAATGAAAAATATTTTAATAATTAGTTTACCAAGAAGTGGTAGTTCACTTTTATCAAATTTATTAAATTCTGCTAAATATAATTATTATATTTCTGAAAATTCTTCACTTTTAAACAAATCTTGTTTTAATGTAAATGGTTATTTTGAAGATACACAATTAAATTTATTAAACGATCAACTAATTCGTATATCACATGGTTTAGATTGTAGTTTTTTACATCCATCCTCAACATTAAATGTTCCGGAAAAATATAGTGATTTTTATTATGATTTAGATGATATCTATTTTCCAGATAATTATAGTTTAAATATTAAAAAATATACTGATTGTGATTGGGATGTTTGGGGACTAACTAGAATGATTGCGGGTGAAAAATGGCATAAATGTTATTCCAAGTATAATGTTGAATCTGGAAAAAATATACAAAATACTTTATCTAAAATATTATATAAATTTAAAACGACAGATAATTTAATCATAAAAGATCCTAGATTAGTATTGGTTTATCCATTTTATAATTCAATTGATTTTAAAATAATTTATATAAAAAGAAATAAATTTGATATTTTAAATTCAATGAGAAAGCATTATGGCAAAAATTTATTTACAAATAATTATTTAGAAAATACATTTTTTTGTTCTAATCATTTTAATTACAAGATAAAATATCAAAATTTTGAAGATTATTATAAAATATATACAAACTATATTGAAAAATTTATTCTAAATAAAGATTGTTTAACAATTGATTATGAAAATATAAGAGATTTTAAAACAATATCAGTTATTAATAATTTTATTGGATCTACCGTGGACGAAACTATAATAAAATGAAAAATATATTAATTACAGGTGGAAATGGATATATTGCTAAAAAATTATATTCATATTTTAGCGAAAAATATAATACAACTAAAGTGACAAGAGTTGACTTTGATCTTACAGATACATGGTCAACTTTTTCTTGGTTTGTTGATAAAAAATTTGATGTGGTTATTCACACTGCTATCGTTGGCGGTAGTAGACTACAAATGGATCAAAAAGACACCGTAGCACAAAATTTAAAAATGATACATAATCTTCAAATGAACAAACATTCATTTGATAAATTAATTACTTTTGGTTCGGGTGCAGAAATATTTCAATCGAATACACCCTACGGATTGAGTAAGAAAGCAATTGCCGAATTAGTAAATACTATTGACAATTGGTATAATTTAAGAATATTTGGTCTTTTCGATCATGACGAATTACCAACACGATTTATAAAAGGAAATATTTTAAGATATCTTAAAAAAGAACCAATGATTCTTCATAGAAATAAGATCATGGATTTTTACTATATGAATGATCTTATCAATATGGTGAATCATTATATTCAAAATAATGATCTACCAAAAACAGTTAATTGTTCCTATGATGAAAAATATACATTGACCTATCTGGCAAAGTACATAAACACTCTAGACAATCATAAAGTACCTGTTATAATTGAATCAAATGCAGATCTTCAGTTTTACTGTGGTAATTCGCACAATCTACCCATAACTGAAATTGGAGTTAAGCAAGGTATTATAAATACATTTAACCTTCTTTCAAAGGATTTATATAATGATTCAAGTGACAATAAATGATGAAATTGATCGTAAGATAAAAGAATTAGTACAATTAAAACAATCACAAAGATCTAAGAATTGGACTCCAGGAAAAGACTGGGTTCAATATTCTGGATCTTATTTTGATGATGATGAGTATATTGCCGGGATTGAATGCTTTCTTGATGGGTGGTTAGCACTTGGAGAAAATGGCATTCGATTTGAACGTCAATTTAGATCTAAACTTGGCAAAAATCATGGAGCACTAACAAATAGTGGATCTAGCGCAAATCTTTTAATGATTTCTGCACTTAAGTCAAAAAAGTTATATAATCTTCCTGTTGGAACAAAAGTAATAACTCCAGCAGCAGGATTTCCGACAACGATAAATCCAATATTGCAAAATGGATTTACTCCAGTATTTGTTGATATTGAACTTGATACCCTTAACCTTAATCTAGATCAAGTGGAGAAAGCAGCAGAACAAGGCGCAAGGGTTTTGGTTTTCGCACATGTTCTTGGCAATCCCCCAAACATGGATCGCCTCATGGAGATTGTAAACAAATACAATCTTATTCTTCTAGAAGATTGTTGTGATGCTCTTGGAAGTAAGTATGATGGAAAACTGCTTGGATCATTTGGGCAGTTTGCATCGTGTTCATTTTATCCAGCACATCACATCACAATGGGTGAAGGTGGATTTGTTGCGTGTAATACTGAAGAACAAGAGATTGTCGTTAAGAGTCTTCGCGAATGGGGTCGTGGATGCTATTGTTCTGGCAAGGGTGCTGCATGTCTTCGTAATGGAATGTGCAAGAAAAGATTTAGTAATTGGTTGCCAGCGTTTCCAGATGAAATTTTTGATCACAAATATGTTTATGAGGAAATTGGATATAATCTAAAACCTCTTGAAATGCAAGCAGCAATTGGACTAGTACAATTACAAAAGATGGATAATATTATTGAAATTCGTAAAAAGAACTTTAAGCGTCTTTATTCAATTTTTTCTAAGTATCATAAGGTCTTTCATTTACCAAAGACAACAGAAAAATCAGATCCATCTTGGTTTGCATTTCCTCTTACTATTAGGGATGGTGTTTATCTAAAACGAAACGAATTCACAATGTATCTTGAAGATAATAAGATACAAACAAGAAATTATTTTGGTGGAAATGTTCTTCTACAACCAGCATATGATGGAGTTTATTCTGGAAATGCAAAGAAAGATTTCCCAATTTCAACTAAGGTTACGACTGATACGTTTTTCTTGGGTACAAGTCCGGTGATAACTGATGACCAATTAGATTACATTGAATCTGTTGTAAATAATTATTTTGATAAAGCGGAAAGTGTGAGAGTATAATTATGAAAAAAGTAGCATTAATAACTGGTATTTCTGGACAAGACGGATCATATCTTACTGATTTACTTCTTTCTAAAGGGTATGAAGTTCATGGAATAATTCGTAGATCTTCTTCTTTTAACACGTCGAGATTAGAACATCATATTCAAAATCCAGAAGTGTATAATAAAACTTTATTTTTACATTATGGAGACTTAACAGATTATACAACTATTGAAAAATTAATTCATAAGTGTAATCCAGATGAAATTTATAATCTTGGAGCACAGAGTCATGTGAGAGTTTCTTTCGATGCGCCTGTTTATACAGGGGAAACTGTTGGAATCGGAACTTTAAATGTACTTGAAGCAATACGAACAATACAATCACTTACTGGTAAACAAATACGGTATTATCAAGCGTCGTCAAGTGAAATGTTTGGCAAAGTTCAAGAAGTTCCACAAAAGGAATCTACTCCATTCTATCCAAGATCTCCATATGGTTGTGCTAAAGTTTATGGTCATTACTTAACTGTAAATTATAGAGAATCATATAATATACATGCTTCTTGTGGTATCTTATTCAATCACGAAAGTCCACGGAGAGGTGAAACTTTTGTAACTCGTAAAATTACCAGAGCAGCAGGAAAAATATATCAAGGACTTCAGAAGAAACTATATCTTGGTAATATGAATTCTTTGAGAGATTGGGGATTTGCTGGTGATTACGTGGAAGCAATGTGGATGATGCTTCAACAAGATACTCCAGATGACTATGTAATCGCAACTAATAAAATGATTTCTGTTGAAGAATTCTGTCAACGAGCATTCGCAAGACTTGGTATGAATTATAAAGATTATGTTGAAATTGATGAAAGATATTATAGACCAGCGGAAGTCGATCAACTCTTGGGTGACTATTCTAAAGCAAAACAAAAATTAGGATGGGAACCAAAAACTAGTATATACGAACTCATTGATATGATGACAGATCATGATTATGAATTAGGAAGACGAGATAGAGTTATTGAGATCCATGACAAAAAACTAAATCCAAATGGAAGTTCTTTCATATAAATACAGTAAAGGATCTATAATATGAAACCAAGAATTGCTCTGTGTATGATCGTGAAGAATGAGTCCCATATCATTCATGAATGTCTTAACTCTATTTACAAGTATATTGATTACTGGATTGTTTCTGATACTGGTTCTACTGACGGAACACAAGATATAATCAAGAAGTTTTTTGAGGAAAAGGGAATTCCAGGTGAACTTCATCAGGATGAATGGAAGAACTTCGGTCATAATAGAACACTGGCACTTCGTCATTGCGATGGCAAGGCAGAATATGCATGGATGATTGATGCTGATGATAAAGTTGATGGAGATATTAAATTTCCGGAAACAATGACTGCCGATGGTTATATTTTAAGGATGGGTAAAAAGGAGTTTTCTTGGTGGAGAACTCAAATATTTAAAACAGATTCTCTTTGGGAATATAAAGGTGTTCTACACGAATATCCTCAACCACAAAAAGAAAATCCAGTTTTAGTAAAACTTGAGGGTGAATATACTGTTGATGCACGAACCCTTGGTGCTAGAAACGTGGGTATTTCTGTTATTGAGAAATATACAAGAGATGCTGAAACATTAGAAAAAGCACTAGTTGATGAACCAACAAACACACGTTATCAATTTTATCTTGCACAATCATATTTTGATTCACAACAATTTGAAAAAGCAATAGATGCGTATAAAAAGAGAGCAGAGATGGGTGGATGGCAGGAAGAGGTCTATTACTCTTTATATCGAATAGGGGTTTCCCGAGCATTGCTTGATCGTCCATGGCCTGAAATTATGGCATCATTTATGGATGCTTATAATTATCGTCCAATCCGAGCAGAACCTTTGATTCATATTGCTCAGGTGCTTCGTCAAAAATATGATCAACCAGCTGCAGCATTTGTATTTGCTCGTCAGGCAGCAGAAATTCCGTTTCCTCAAGGAGAAATTTTATTTGTTCCAAATATTATTTACAATTTTTCAGCACTTGATGAATTGGGAGCAACTGCATTTGCTGCTGGAAGACCAGAATTGGGTTATTTAGCATGTAAGAAATTGCTAGAGGAGGGTAGATGTCCTCCTGATCAAGTTCAACGAATTGAAACTAATTTTCAACAATATAAAAAAATAATGGAACAAATTGGAGAGCAACAAAAAAAGATGGCAGAAACATTAAAAATAAATAATAAATCAAATATAGAGACAGTTAAATCTAAAAAGTTTAAGGAAAGAAAAAGGTAAAAAGTTAATATAAATAATGCTATAGGATAAACTATGGCATTTCCAATAAACCCAATTTCAGGAACCACGCACGAAAACAATAATCGTGCGTGGTTATTTAATGGATATGCGTGGGAACGATACGATCCAACACCAAACGAAGTTTATACGATAAATGGTGTTACTGGTGATATTGGATTATCTGCTGGTACTGACGTTTTAATAACCGGATCTGGAAAAACATTCACGATATCCTCACCAACATTATACGGTGTATCGGGAGCAATCTACGCATCAAATCTAGCAACAGGATTGCTTCATGGTGGAATTATTTCCATTAATGCAGGAAATAGTGCTGCGTTTGATATAACATCAGGAAGAGGTCAGATACACGCATCCGGATCAACATATACGGCAGATCCATTACCAACATTACAGTATGTTAATTGGTCTGCTCAGAGTGGCATAACATTAAATTACTTAGCAACCTCTGATACAACTTGGATTTATATCGACAATGCGGGTTCTGTTCAGCAAAGGACAGAATATTATACAGACGATCAGTTAGAAACTTCGATAATCATTGGTCAGTTAGTTCATCCAACAAGAACATATATTAATCTTGCTCGTACAAATCCAAATGTCGCATATGCTACAGATAAACAATACGAGCAATTTATTAGAGCATTTGGTCCAATTAAAATTTCTGGACATACTATATCACCAAATGGAGCAAATCTAAAATTAAACAGAACTTCTGGTAAGGCTTTTAGTCTCGGTAGAAATTGGATAAACAATACAGATGATCCAAGTGTTGTATCTGATGGTGCTTATACTGATTGTATTTTTTATCGTTATTATCGTGGAGCAACTGCCGGAACATTTATCACGGTTCCAAATCAAACTGTAATTGATCCAACAAAAATTGATAATGGAACAGGAATTTTAGCAACAGTCCCTGGTG